GACAGTATACAAATAAAAGTCTTGGGATATATTATTGGTGATGACAAAAATCAAGACCAGCCGAAAATCATAAGAAGGCAAAATGCGGTTGAAGTGAAGATCCCGCGTGAACACGTCATTGTTGGCGATATAAACGAATTTATTAAGAAGGGTTTTTACCGAGAGTAAATATTTCTTTTTGGAATTCTTCCAACTATTTACAAAGACAAAAATGTTTTGAGAGGAGACCCTTACAATGTCCGAAAAAAAATTTCAATTTATTTCCCCCGGCGTCTTCGTCGATGAAATTGATAAATCGTTTTTAGCCGAGGAATCGACAATACGCGGTCCTTTGGTTATAGGGCGATCTGAGCGTGGCCCTACAATGGCGCCCGTTAAAGTACAGTCTTTTGCTGAGTTTGCTGAGACCTTTGGGACACCTATTCCTGGCGGCAAAGCCGGAGATGTATGGAGGGACGGTAACTACTCTGCCCCAACGTATGCGGCCTATGCAGCACAAGCCTACCTGAGAAATAACTCACCTGTAACCTTTGTTCGCCTCGTCGGCTCACAGAATGTTTCCGCCAACGCCACCACTGGAACCCCGGGATACGAACTTCCCCTATATGTGACGGGCGCCTATAAGGACGGCGGCGGCGCACAGGGCCTCTTCATTTTTAATTCTGGAAGCCAAGACCTCGAGCAGTCTGGAACTCTCGCTGCCGTATGGTACTTCACCACATCGAGCGCGAGAATTGAGCTATCAGGCCGAGACTATGGCAGCGCCGCCTCCACCGAGGTTATTAAAAAGGCTGGTTATATCGTGAGGGACCAGGGCGACACCACCACGGGCCCCGAGTTTAAGGCGCAGATAGCAAACTTAGAGACCACGGCGTCCGCGCTAACAACTTTTAATTTTAATCCATCTTCTGATAAATTTATTCGCAAGGTTTTTAATACAAACCCCACACTTTGTGACACGGTTAATACTTTAGCTACCGAACAACAGGTATACTGGCTTGGAGAAACCTTCGAAGGACAACTACTGACGGGCTCCGACGAGCAGGGTGTCCTGGCGGGCCCCAATTTTAATGGAGTTATTCTACCACTTGCGAATTGGGGAGCCACCAAGGGCGGCGCCGATTTTAGGCAAGATTCTCAACCGGCCAAGAGCGGGTGGTTTTTCCACCAAGATCTAGGGTTGGCTACAAGTTTCGACCCAGCCCAGGTGGACTTACGACTCTTCCGATTGGTCGCCCGAGCATCCGATGACTGGACAGCAAAGAATATTAAAGTTTCCATTAGAGATCTCTCATTCTCAAATAACGAGTATGACAAGTGGGGAAGCTTTACACTCGAAATTCGCAACGCAAGAGACACTGACGCCAACAAGGTGGTATTGGAGAGGTTTGAAAACGTCTCTCTTAACCCAAATTCGTCAAACTTTATTGCTCGTAAGATTGGAGATCAATACGAAGCGTGGGATTCTACCGCTCGTAGAAATCGGCAATATGGATTTTATGAGAATAGATCAAAACACGTGTATGTTGAAATTACTGATGCGGTAAGGGAAGGAGCGGTTGACCCCCGCGTCCTGCCAGTTGGCTTTTATGGGCCGCCGAGATATAATAGCTGGAGGACCTCTGAGGGCCTCCCCGATGTATATTCGGACATCGCCCGCACCACGACTATCAACACTGAGGTTTTTGTAATTGGTGCTGGAAAAGTTGCCGACGGCGCAGCCGGCTCTTTTCTTACCGGCACCTTCGGGTCGAGCACCGCGCTCCATTTCTCTGGGTCGGTCGAGTACCCAAAGATTAATCTTAGACAGACATCGAATGATGCCACTCTATCCGACCCGCGCGATGCATACTTCGGACTTGAGACAAGGATTGCGGAAGGGGGAAGACTTTTTCAAGAGTCAACCTTGGCTTTCGGGCGCTCTAAGCCGTCTGACGTTGATAGTTACGGATCTAGCTCGTACGCGCAGACTTCCGTGTATTTTACACTAGATGATTTGAGCGCAAGCTTGTCCGGACCCAGCGCAACAGATAAGATCTTGACAGCTGTATATACCAAGGATTCGCGAGTGGGCGACACGTCATTGACCGCCCAGGGGAGAACGATTGGAACTCCGGCAGTGATATACGAGGCAAATCTCAAAGGGCTCATCAAGCTTGGCTATGATAAATTTACAGCACCACTGTTTGGTGGATTTAACGGGTTCGATGTTCGACATCGGGAACCTCTTGCTAATCGACTCATGACAACGTCCGCGACCGAGACGGATGATTTTGTATATAATACATATCGCCGCGCGGTTGATATTGTGAATGATACCGAGGGGGTTGATATTAACCTCGCATCTGTTCCGGGGCTTACCAACGTAAGTCTAACAAGTCGTTTGATTGATAATTGTGAGGAACGTGGAGATGTACTTGCGGTTGTTGACCTCGATGGGGGTTACCTGCCAAGGTCTGAGCGTGTCATCGCCGATTTGACCGAAGCTGGCAACCTCGGGAGTGTTACTACTGTAATTAATAATTTAAAAGATAGAAACCTTAACTCAAGTTATGGTTGTGCTTATTATCCTTGGGTTCTGGTCAAAGATACTGCGACCACGGGCCAAACAGTTTGGTTGCCACCGAGCGCCGTCGCTCTGGGGGTCATGGGCAATAGCGCAACTCAAAGTGAGCTTTGGTTCGCTCCCGCTGGCTTTAATCGCGGCGGGCTCTCAGAGGGCGATTCGGGTCTGACTGTTGTCGGTGTCCGAGAAAGACTCTCTGCGAAGGATAGAGACGATCTTTATGAGCAGAACATTAATCCAATTGCTACATTCCCGGCAGAGGGAGTCGTAATCTTTGGACAAAAAACCCTGCAACTTACTCGATCTGCTCTTGACAGAATTAATGTCCGCAGACTGTTGATCTTCCTCAAGAAGGAGATCTCATTCGCAGCCTCTAGAATTCTGTTTGATCAGAATGTCGAGGCAACTTGGTCCAGGTTCAAGGGCACCGTGGTGCCACTCTTAGAATCCGTAAGGGCTCGATTTGGACTTACTGACTTTAAATTGGTTCTTGATCGAACCACAACTACGCCGGAACTGATTGATAGGAATATCATGTATGCTAAAATCTTCTTGAAGCCGGCACGAGCAATCGAATATATCGCACTAGACTTTGTTATTACTTCAACTGGAGCTTCTTTTGAGGAATAAAGTCTTTCAAACGCTAGTTAGTGTGGTTATTCTTTAGGGAGGAATAAGATAATGGCAAAAGCACCTTTTTGGTCAACACAGAATACAGATCCGAAACGAAAATTTAGATGGGTGGTTAGATTCACCAACGCAGATCAGGAAATTTTACAACTGGCTGCCAAGAATGTAAAGAAGCCCAACTATGAAATCGGGTCAACGGCACATAAGTGGCTTAACCACACCTTTTATTTCCCCGCTCGATTGGAGTGGAAAGAGATTAGTCTTTCTCTGGTTGATATTGGTGGAACAAAGGATGTTACCACAATCATTGATGCGATTACAAAAGCAGCCGGATATCAATCACCAACCGATGCCGATGCCTGCAAGGTCGCCATAACAAAGCAAAAGTCAGTTCAGGCTTTTGGAAACTTGTTTGAGATTATTCAACTTGATGGTGACGGACAGGATGTTGAAAAGTGGACGCTGATTAATCCCTGGGTTAAGATGGTTGATTTTGGAGAGTTGAGTTACGATGACGATGCGTTGGTCGAACTCGCGCTTACAATTCAATATGACTACGCCGAGAAAGATGCCAGCACAAGGTCTAGGACCATCAGCGCACTAGGAGCCGCCGTTGGACGCGCCCTCGGCCAATAATAAGTTTATTAATTTCTAACCTAAGAGGAGAAAATGTCAAGAAATAATCAAGACCGGGTGGGATCAACCCCGGTCCATACAGAAGTTAGTCCCGCGATCCAAAACCTAATCCAAGAAAATCAAAGCAGTTTATCTTTTGTGGCACCTACGGAATTCATTGATCTTCCTTCGGAGGGTAAATTTTATTCACCGTCACACCCCCTTCATAACCAAGAGTGCGTAGAAATTAAGTATATGACTGCCAAGGAAGAAGATATCTTGGCGGATAAAACTCTTTTGAAGAAGGGCCTTGCCATTGATCGCTTAATTAAAAGTGTCTTGGTTGATAGGTCAATAGATCCGAACACTCTCTTATCAGGAGACAGGAATGCTATTTTGGTGGGCAGTCGAATAAACGGCTATGGCCAAGAATATGACACAAAGGTTATTTGTCCTGTTTGTTTTTCTCACGGGAGACACGAGTTTGATCTCGGCGAGGCGAAAAAAACACTTCCAGGAAATCTAGAAGAGTTGGGTGTTCAAGCAACTGAGGTCGGGACCTTTATTATGCGCACTCCAAAAATGGGAGCGTCTGTTGAGTGTACACTTTTGACCGGAGAAGACGAAAAGAAGCTGCTAAAAACCACAGAGAGGCAAAAGAAATTAAAACTTCCAGAAACCTCCCTTACAAATCAGCTGAGGCTGATAATCCTTTCGGTGAACGGCCAGACGGATGCAAAGATCATTGATCAATTCATTCAGGCGTGTCCAGCCGGTGACTCTCGATATATCAGGACCACTTATCAAAAGTGTGTACCGAGCATTGAACTAAAGGAGGAATATGTCTGTGGCGAATGTGGCGCTTCAACTATGGTTGATGTCCCGTTTACCACAGACTTTTTTTGGCCTCAGTGATAAATACTTAAAAAGTATTTATGAAGAGTTCTTTCTTTTAAAATATCATGGCGGTTGGAGTTTCTTTGAGGCATATAACCTGCCTGTTGGTCTGCGAAGGTGGTTTCTCACCCGTTTAGGAAAACAGTTCGAAGATGAAAAGAAGCAGATGGAAGAAGCTCGTCGAAATGCAAAGTCTCGTTAAAAAATAACAAGCCGGCTCACGCCGGCTTTATTTTTATCTTATCACTATTTAGAAGGTATTGGAGGATCTCACAATGGGTGAACTTAGGGAAGAAATAATTATTGATTTAACAGTTTCCAAGGATCAATTAAACGAAAGTTTTTTGCGGCAAATGGGAACTGCGATTGAATTGCTTCTCAAGAGAATGTTTGGATTGAACAATTTGGGGTTCAAGGTGAGAGGAACCAGAGCCAGCGTCCGTGATTTCGCAGCAACTGTGTCACAAGAATCTTCTTACATGCGGGCACTGCAGCAACATGGGCTTGCTGATCCATCAACGTTTAGAAGTAAGGCGGATCTTGATAAGGCAGTTTCGAAGTTCGAGACCTCTACCGGAATCAAGTGGCCCCTCAAGTAGGGTTTTAATCAATGGCTGATATACCTGATGACGATGGTCCTATAAAAAGGATAGAGACCGAAATAGAACTACAGGGGGAGCTTAACAACGCTTACCAGCGTGAGCTTGACCTCCGAAGACACAAAGAGAATGTGGAGTTGCGCATTCGAGAGCTGTCTGGCGAGCAGTTAAAACAATCAGAATTAATTGAACGACAAGCCGAAATTCGTATTCAGGCGGCGGAAAAAGTTCGGGAAGTTCTTAATAAAAGCAACGACGAAATCAAAAGAGACATAATATATTTAAATAGTCTTGGTGATAAGCGAACTGCTCAACAGCAAGAACAGTTAAAATTATTAAAAGAGGCAAAGAAATTAACAGTAGACCAGAAGAAAGAGATAAAAGAAACCCTTGATCTTGAAGAAGCGGCGATGGCGCAGCTTAAAAAGAGGACTCAGCTTGCCGGCAACCTCTCTAAGGAAATGGGCGGGCTCCTTGGGGTTACAGAAGACTGGAAAAACACAACAGAAGGCCAGATCCTTCAACTGGCCACTATGCAAGGGAGCGTGAGTTCCCTAACGTTGGCAATGAGAGAACAATTTTCTTTAGCCAATATTGGCGGCTCTCTTATTACCAAAGTTACTGAAGCAACAGTTCTATTGTTGAAGGAACAAGATGCGGCAATCGCAAGCTTTAAGCAAGCCACAGGTGCTGGTGACGCCTATAATGATATTATTATTGATTCCCACATCAATTTAAGAACTTATGGTGTCTCTTCAGCCCAGGCAGCGAAAGCAACTGGCGACCTGTTCACACACATGTCCGGCTTCTCGGAAATGAACAAGCAGGCGCAGATGAGTTTGGTGCAGACCACGGCGTTGCTTGACCGATTCGGGGTGAGTTCTACCGAAGCTGCGAAATCTTTAGACTTCCTGACTAAGGGACTTAAGATGTCTTCGGAGCAAGCCATTTCCACAACACAAAACCTCGTGGCTCTCGGCCAGGGCTTAAATGTTCCTCCTGAGATTATCTTTTCTCAGTTTTCGCAGGCGTCGAAGCAGTTGGCTTCTCATGGCGGTGATATGGTTAAGGTCTTCAAGGGCCTCGCAGCTGCCGCAAAAGCAAGCGGCGCCGAGATGTCTACACTGCTCGGCTATGCCGGTCAGTTTGATGTATTTTCCACAGGAGCAACAGCTGTTGGTAAATTAAATGCCCTGTTGGGTGGCCCCTATTTGAATACGGTTCAGATGTTGAATGCCTCCGAGGAGGAGCGTATTGGATTAACCCTCAAGGCCCTTGAGGCGTCCGGAAAACAGTTCTCTAGCTTAAGCAAATTTGAACAAATTTCAATTGCTAATGCCGCAGGTATCAAAGATATGGCCGAGGCAAATAAACTTCTTGGCATGAGTTCTTTGGAATATGAAGTTATGCAGTCAAGAGCAGAATCTGCTGCGATGTCCGAAGAAGAATTTAAAAAAGTTACTCAGGACGCAATGTCCGTTGTTGAAAAATTTACGACCATCGCCAAAAACTTTGCTGTTAACTTGGCATTCCTCTTGAAACCCCTTGGTTGGGTCGCGGATAAAATACTAGAACTTCAAGAGTGGATGGGTGAATGGTTTGGTCTGTTTGCCCTCGGAACTGGGATTATTGTTTTCTTTACGGGGAAGATCCTGGGTCTCGGAGCAGCACTGGGCGGCGTGGTTAAAACTGGTCTTGCGGCTCTTGGAAAAGGCATCGAAGCAGTTGGCATTAGTGCCGGGAAAGCGGGAACGTCTGCCACTGCGGGGGCATTGGGCCTCCTTGCCTTTGGCTTTGCCATGTTGATGGTTGGCGGCGGGGTTTGGCTCGCTACCACCGGTATCGTTAACTTAATCGAAGCTCTCGGTGAGTTAACTGGAGAGCAGTTGCAGGCAGTCGTGCCCCTTCTTCTCTCGATGACGCTTGCCTTTGGGGTTTTAGCGGCAGGCTTGGTGCTCATCGCCGCCATAGGGTCTGCGGCTATTCTTCCCCTCCTCGCTGTTGGCGCCGCTTTCTTGATGATTGGCGCGGGTATTTGGATGGCCACTGAGGGTATGGCCTCGCTGGCAAGTTCTCTCGGACAAAACGCGGATGGGATTGAAAAGGTCTTGGCGTCTGCTTCCTTGTTGATCCCACTGATCGCAACCTTGGGCGCTGTTTCCGTGTCAGCAGGATTGGGAATGCTCATGCTGGGTGCTGGTTTTGCTGCGCTTGCTGCGGGCTTGTGGCTGCTGCCTCTCGATAAATTAAAAGCAATGGCAGATATAGTTAACTTTATTAAAGAAGCAAAGTCCGCATTTTCTGGCGGCGGAGCAGGCGCTGGCCCGGGTGGTGCCGGAGGAAGCCCATTTGGAAATACAATTCA